ACCGCTAACAGATATGCTGTTGATCTCATGGGATATGGACGTCCCGTCGTATGTCATGACCAGACATGCCAGATTCATTGAACTAAAACTCAATGCAGCGAACGAGCGCATCAAGCGGCTAGAGGAGGCGGGGGATAGACTGGCAGCATTCACGCCACCATCTGCTGATCGGATAGCACAGTGGAACAAATCCAAGGAGGCCAAGCCGTGAGTGCAATCCATTACGCCAAGACAAATTGGGGATTTGATTGGGGTGCAGCCAAAATCGAACGCTGCTGCTCTAATTTAAAGAAAGGGTGGGTGGTGTTAACCGTCCAAACTCCGAAGCATCAAATGGGGAAAAACGAGATTCAAATCTACGTCACCAAATCTGGAAAGGTTCGCATCAGCGATAGAACTGGAGAATGGAAGAAACCGAAGGAGGCCAAGCTGTGAATCATATTGGTGACGTCAACGAAATGATTGACCGGCTTAAGCGCGAACTCAACGCGGCCAACGAGCGCATAAAGCAACTGGAAGAATCAGAAAATCGGATGCTTAACTGGCTGACTGAAGACTGCCCAGAGGCAGTGAAAAAACAGCTTTCAAATGCGTGGATGAAATCCAAGGCCAAGCCGTGAAAACCTCAACCGAAACACTGATCGCAGCCATGCACATATTGGCAAAAGAAATCCAATCCGACGATGGCGTGGCCAACGCAGCAATCGCTGAAGCAGGGGAGCGACTAGCAGAGCAGCATATGCGCATCGCCCAACTAGAGCAGGAGAACGACGCCATGCGAGCGGATCTGCTGCTGTGGGAGAATGGAGGGCCGTTGCCATGAAGTATCCAAGCTACTGCTGCCAGAAGTGCGGAGAACTGATCGGTTGGATCGGGAGATTCATGTTTCCGTTTTTCCACAAGTGCAGAAAGAAGGAGGTGAGGCCGTGAGCCAAATCAACGACACTCGTATGCTTGAGATGATGCGCGGAACATCACCGCCAACGTGGGAGCAGACCTGTCTCAAGCTGTCCTCTGATCTAGCTGATTCACGCCAGCACGTCACCGAACTCGAAAACCGTCTCCGCGCTCTGTGGGACAAGCTAGAAGGGGAGAGAAAGCATTACATGGAGAGGATCGAAAAACTTGAAGAAGCTGGTGATGCGATGGCTGAACGCTGCGAGGTGGACATTGAGAACTGGTACAGAACCAAGGAGGGAAAGCTATGATGTGTCCATACTGCCATGCGGATAAACGAACTGAAATCACATATGATTGCTGGACCAAGGTTGGCGATGACGAGCTTGCGCGATCTGAGCGATGTCTCAGAAATGAGATTCGGCAGCTCAAAGAACGCATCAGCAACTTGGAAGACTTGTGTAATTCAATCTCAGACTGCCTTCAGAAGTTTGGCAAACAGCTAAGGCTTAAAGCATGAATCCGCTCAAATGGTATCGCAACTGGCGTATTCGTCGAATGACAGAGCGCATCGTTTATCTTGAAAATTACTGCCGGTTTTATGCCCCAGATGGAAAGTGCGCTACATCGTATGATGTTTATTACGGAATCGGCAAGAAGCAGGCTAAACTCGCAGAGCTTCGGAAGCGTGTGTATCACCTAAGAGAATTCTGACAATGAACACCCCCATCGGACCAGCCGCATTCATATTCAAGCACAAGCGAACCGGCCAGATTGTCGTCGTACCCAACGAACGATGGCATGAGTTGTACGACAAGAAGGAGGATTGGGAACACACCTCAAGTCTGAACGCCTGTGGTGCTTTGCAGTACATCATCGACGCCAAACCGGCTGAGAGAAACCGATACATTCAAAGACTTAAGGAATACCCATGAAAAAAGAAAAAATGACGCGAGTCGTCACCATCGACACGCAACTCCATGACGACCTCAAGGAGTTCTGTAACCGCAACGGACTTAAGATCCAATTTGTCGCTCGGGAGGCGCTAAGGAAGTACATGGAAACTCAACATACGACGCAACCGTTGACTCCCTGCGCCGCTACCGCCCAGTAGCGATTCGTACCGTGTGGTACGGACAAACCCCTCCGGCTGCTATGAAGCAGTAGTCGGAGGGCCAAATTTCCAAAACTATGAATCTGAGAGAATACCAACAGAAAGCAGTAGAGTGGGCCAGGGGCAGCGATGGACTGATCATATCACCCGCAGGCAGTGGCAAGACATGGATTGCCGCGAGCATCATCCAGTATTTTCACAAACATAAATCCATCGGAAGATTCGGCTGGCTCGCTCCAACCCGTGAAACATGCCAGCAAGCGCGCACATCGCTCCGTGTCGCTGGCGTTCCTGACGAGATTGTCGATATCCGCTGCCCACATGAGTCCGTTGACTTCAGCAAGAAGGACATGCTGATCGTTGACGAAGCCAAGCACAGTCCTGCTGCCGGATGGCGGCGCATTATCGAATCCTGTAACGGACCGCGTTATGGCTTCGATGCCACACCCTGGTGCGACGATGAAGAGCGAAATGCCGTAACGCGAACGCTCTTCTTTAACCGCACCTACGAAATCAAGCGCAGCGACATCGGCGATTCATTGGCCGACGCTTACCTCGAAATCAGCGACGCCACCGATCTGAACATCCAGCAGAAGATCGATGACAACATCGACCGGCTCTTCAATGCGCGGCGTCGGTACATGCGGATAAGTGACGACGAATTAAAACGCATGTGCGCCTGGGAATCGCTTGTGGACATCGGCATCTGTCAGAACCGCGAGCGCAATCGGTACGCCATGAATTACGCGCTGGAACACCTCGACATGCAGACTCTGATCCTCATACCGCGCATCACGCTGGGCGAGGAGTACGAGAGCTGGATTCCGAATTCTCGGCTCGTTCATTCCAAGATTGGGAAGAAGGATCGGCGCGCCTACATGGAGGAATTCAAGGCTGGAAACCTGCGGACGATGATTGCGACAAGTCTGGCCGACGAAGGACTTGATCTGCCCAATGTCGAATTGCTCATCATGGTGAGCGGCGGTCGGTCGTCGCAGAAGACGATTCAGAGGGCGAGCCGCGCATTGCGAAAAACAGAAACCAAAAACTGTGCGACAATCGTAGACTTCTCTGACAAGTTCCACCCCATCGGAGCGTTTCACGCAAAAAAGCGAATGAAATGCTACCGAGAACTAGGTTGCGTCTTCATCCAATGACAAACGAATCATCGCCAACACCCACTGAGAACACGGTACTTTTGATCGGAGAATTTCGAACGGTCAGCCGCAAGACAGAGACGAAAACCGGAGCGTTGATGGTCCGTCGCGTCATCTCAATCGCTCGTCACTGGACAGACGCCGATGGTCGTTTCCGCGAGGAGTACGACGAGTTTGAAGTGTCATCCTGGGGACAGGTTGCCGAGAAGATCCTGTCGATTGAGAGCGGCGCGCTGGTGCGGGTTAAGGGTCGTGTGAAAGTCGAGAAGTGGAGCGAAGGCGGTGAAACCAAGAGCGCCGTGCGTATCGCGGCGGAAAATGTAACGCTTCTGTGCTACTAAAATTATGAGTAAAACAAACAAACCCATCGTTGCCGTTGACCCTGGTGTCGGCGGCGGATTCGCAGTCAACACACCGGACGGAATCGTCCTCTTCAAGATGCCGGAATCACTTCCCGACATCTGCGCGCTGATCAATCAGCTCAAGGTAGCCAATTCGGAACTGTGGATTGAGGAGCTTCCGAACTTTGTGTCTCCCATGACGAAAAGCTCGTCGATGGCTGTACTTCACAGAAACCTCGGTCGAGTTGAAGCTGCTGCCTATGCTTTTGGATACGCTCTTCACAGAGTTGCTCCCAAAGTGTGGCAGGCTCCTCTAGGCTTAGGCGGGAAAGCATCGTGTAAGGATTATTCCGAATGGAAACGCAAGCTCAAGGCCAAGGCGCAGGAATTGTATCCTCACCTCGATGTGACGCTCAAAAACTGTGACGCCCTGCTCATTCTTCACTATGCCATCGGAGGCGGTCGATGATCCGCAGGGCCAATCGACCTCCGTCGCCGGAGGACATCAAGCAGCTCCTCATCGCCGCTTTCGCCGCTGGCGTTGTCATCACAAGCGCGTACTTCATGCTCTTCGTCGTAAAACCATGAACGCGCAAACTGAAGCCGACCTCCGCGAGGAGTTGGCCGAGTACAAATGGATTTCCAAGGAATTAGCAAAATCTCTTGGATGCGGATGCACGGTTGGTGGAGAGTTTCTCGACCTGTGCATCAACTGCAAAGAAACACAACAAGCATACAAAACCATACTGAAGACCTATGAACCTGAGCAGCTCACACAGAATCGTCCGAGTCGCTGAAGCTGACGAATCAACGCCCAAGATCGACTTCGCCTACATCGACCGTAAGTACAAGGAATGGCTCATTCGCCGTGGATTCGCAGCAGAATCCGACAGCGGTGAACTTGGAATGCGCCGTTCCAAACTACGGGGTGTCGCCAAACGAACCGCTTTCCATGACAACGACTGAAATCTCCAGAGAACAGCTCTTGAAGGAAGCTCCGCAACTCGTCGAGTATGCTATCCTGCGGGGTTGGATGAGTAGGCCAAAGAGGCATCGAGACATCGATGCTCCCTGGCATTCAAACGACTCCGGTCAGGTCCAGACGCTTACAGACGATGAAATACAAAAACTCAGGAAATCCGTCGGTATCGGTTGAGGTCATCTCCGATGACGTAGAGATACGGATCGGAGAAACGAAGTGGTCAGGCGTGGTCTACACGCGAGAAGGCAAATCGAAGGTGTACGTCCGAACGAAAGCTGAATTTAAAGCCAAGTTCACACCCGTTCTATCCGGTGATAAGCCCTGATCATTACATCGCCGCACAAGAGCAGCTCTTTGGGAAGTTTCAGAATCGCTCCATCAAGATCCAGCACTGGAGCAAGTACCTGATAACACCCAAAGAGCTGGCTCTCCTTTTCAGAAAGTTAGAGGAACACAAGTCGGTCATTCGCCAGATTGCCACGACAGACATTGGCAAGAGCGGCGACATAGCGCGTAAACACCTTGGAATCTGAAGATGAATCAATCGAAATTCGACCGTGCAAGAGCATGGGTCAAAGCCACGCCAGGAGCCATCGCAGGTCAGAACGGACACGGGGCGACATTCGCTGTTGCCACCGCTCTAGTTCACGGATTTGAGCTGACCAGAACGGAAGCTGAGACGCTTCTGTGCGAGTACAACTCGAAATGCTCGCCACCGTGGAAACCGAATGAACTGGCCCACAAGCTGAATCAGGCGCAGATAGTCTCGCACGACAAGCCGCGTGGATGGCTTCTAGAGTCACACTCAAGCATCGGTCAGGGCGGCACACCAATATCGCCCACCGGCAAGTTCGTGGTGCGAAAGATCCAAGCAATTCCGCAATCGGACTTCCGATTTTCAACCATAGATTTCTTAAAAGCCTGCTTCGAACCTGACGAAGTTGTCTGCATCTGCAACGACATCGTGAGCGACGAGGAGGGCAGGAGTAGGCCAGCGTCCAAGGGTACATTTCTCAAGCGCGAGGAATGGATTGAGAGGCATTTCACGCCGCCAATTAGTTCCATGTGGAACGGTCCTGACAGTCGTGGTGCATACGTCCGCATCAACCCCTGTCTCGACGAGAGCGGCTCAGACTCTGGTGTCTCCGCCTATCGCCATGTCCTCATCGAGATGGATGAGAAGTCGAAGGACGAGCAATGGACAGCATTGAAGGAATCGAAGCTGCCGCTGTCGGTCGTCATCGATTCGGGCGGCAAGAGCTTGCACGGCTGGGTGCGCGTGGATGCGGCGAACAAGGAAGAGTGGGCAGAGCGTCGAGACATCGTTTACCGGCATCTGGAGAGCATTGGCATCGATCCGAAAAACAAGAACGCGAGCAGGTTCAGCCGCCTTCCCGGCGTGATGCGGAATGGCGCTGAGCAGAAGCTCTTGGCTGTCAACGTCGGCGCGGTGAACTGGGAAGCGTTCAAGGACGATCTGGATGCCTTAGATCTGCCGATGGAATTCACGCTCGATAGCATCATCGAGTACGATCCTAAGAACGATCCTGACAATCTGATCGGTGACAGATGGATTCGACGCGGTTCATCGCTTCTCTTCGTAGGCCAGAGTGGTTGCGGCAAAAGCTCGATGGCGGCGTATCAGGGGCTGAAATGGGCGTCGGGTGAAGCTTGGTTTGGCGTTCGGCCCGTCCGTTCGCTAAAAGTGGTTTACATTCAGGCGGAAAATGACATCGCCGATCAGCATGATGCGCTTAAAGGCGCTGCTCAGATGACGTTCGGCAAGGAGAACTGGGAGCGAGGATTGCGGAATGCGAACATGCTCTTCTTCCGAGAAACGGTTCGAACTGGCGCTGACTTCGCCACGATGCTGCGACGATTAGTCAGGAAGACCAAAGCCGATCTGGTTTACATCGATCCGCTGCTCTCCTACATGGGCGGCAATCCATCGGACATCGAGGTCTGCGCTAACTTCACGCGACACCTGCTCCAGCCGATTATGATGGAGACAGGCGTTGTCCTGGTGCTTGTCCATCACTTCCCGAAACCGAAGGGCAAAGACGACAAGCCTGAGAGCGTGGCTGACATGGCCTACTCAGGATTCGGCTCGTCGGACCTGACGAACTGGGCGCGCGAGGTCATCGTGATGAAGGAGGTTGGCTTCAACAATCCGCGCAAGTTCATGCTCGGCATGGCGAAACGGGCTGACCGTTCCGGCATGACGGATAAAGACGGAAAAGTCACCGGATCGATTATGATCCAGCGTGGGTCGAACGGCGATATCTCATGGAACTACGCAGAACCTGAGAAGTTCGTCGTTGATAAGGAGTCGGCTAGTAGGAAACCGTACTCCAAAGGAAAGTATCCTAGGCGTTAGCCTTCTCACGCATAGCGCGGCGACGGCCTTTCGCGGCAAGCGATTGGAACTTTGCCTTGCCGAGCTGTTTGCGGCCAATGTAGGCAGCGAGAGCGGAAGGATCTTTCACGCCCTTCTTCTCAAGCTGACCAACGAGCTTCTCGAAACGTCCGCCACCACCAAGTCGCATCTTGTCCATAAAATTATGATTTGCTGAGTTCTGGAACGTATTTCTTTTTGCAAATCAACCGATTTTTCGGCTGATCGCGAAAAGGAATCCATCGGCAGTTATCCTTGAAATATCCTAGGTTATTGTCAATTCGATCAAGGCTGTAGCCATCAGGTCTGTCTCCCATGTCCTCGTAAAAACCTTCAAAAGAAAGCCACTTTTCACAAATTGTGACTCCCTTCAGTCTGTAGTATTTAGAATAAACGTGAGCAGGATTTAGACATCTATCCTTCATTTTGATCCACGACCTGTATGATCCAGATCCGTACTTTCCGTGTTTCAGGGATATTTTAGAAAGCCTTTTTGACCCAACGCAATTGTTGCACTCCCACTGTCTGTTTTCTTTTTTTAGCAAGACAACAACATCGCTTCTAATTGGCTGCTGTTTTCCGCATGTTATGCACTGCCTGTTAAAATATTTTCGGTTTTTAATTATCAGGCAAGGCTCAGCATCTTTAGCGCATCGCATGCAGACATGATAGCGTGTCCTCCAAGCATTGCAATCCCCCAAGCGGCGCAGCTCCAAAATTTAGGCGTCGTCTTGTCCTTCGCACTCGCGCAGTTATGCCGCGCACGGAAGTTCTTGCGACGCTCAGGATTCGATTTCTTGATCTTCATGTTCGGATCGCCGAACCGGACGATGACAACCTTGCCAGCCGGATTCTTGACGTAAACCGCGCTCTTCTTCCGCTCGCCAGGAGTGTAGAACGGCTTGTTGAGCGTCACCTTACGCCCCTTGTAGGTGTTACCTTTTTTGGAGAGGGAGGTTTTCATCGTTCAACGAGGACGGCTAGGAATGGCAAGAGTCTCATCAAAAATTGCGCGTTTCTCTTCTGGCAAACTATTACGCACCTGATCCGACTTTTGCTTCAGGTCGTCCCATGTGCGATAGAACGTCTCAACTGGTACATTGGAAGCGCGAGCAAACGCTTCTGCTTGCTGGGCGGTAATATTCGGCTTTAGTCCCCCGATAAAACGTGGAGCGCGTGAAATAGAAGCCAACCAGTTTTGAGCTGTTGGATTTCCAACGAGCGCATCAACAATCCACCTAGCTTTAGAAAACGACATAACCGCATCAGCAAGTTGGTTCGGTTGAAGCCGACCGCCTTCTTGAGTCAAATTCCTAGCCCGAGTCCAAAGCATGTAGTCGTTGATCAAGTTGAAATCAGCAGGGTCAAGCGTTTCGCGGATGATCTGCATTCGGTTAGGATCTTGAAGCATGTCTTCGACAGTCTGAACGCCGCGTCGAATATTCTGAGGAGCAGTTTCAGAAACGTGATTCAAAAGAGCTGCTGCGGCATCAGCCTGAACGGCTTGTCTGGTTTGAGGAGCAAGTTGGTTCAGCGCATTTCTTACGATCTGCGGATTGTTCGACCTGAACAAGAAATCACGAACAAACTCGGTCGAGTCCACA